ATATAATATTATAATTAGTTTTAATTCGTAAATTCTTTTTCAATTTTATTTGTAAATTGTGCGTAAAAAAGAAATTAGTTCTAAATTACAAAACAAAATAGTCTATGCGCTAATATGATGGACGCAATTCGTATATAATGATTTTGCGCCATTTTGGACATCGCCTTGTTTCAAATAAATAAACAAGGCTTCCGGATATTGATTATTATACAACCAATTGTATAATCTATTGGGTGACACGACTCCGATTTCATGTTCTAAATAATGCAACATAGCTCTATAGTTTACAACGTTTTCTTTTTTTATAATGTAATTCCAAAGTTCCGTATAAGGTGTTGGAATAAATTCAAATAACTTTACATAATAATCTAGGTAATGGAATGCTCCCGTTTGTTTATCATAATTCACTTGTATGGTGCTTTCATCATTATAAGACCACGGTTTTTTTCCACTAATGTGTTTAAATATAAATTGGTAATCATGAACATTGCTTATATTTTGCATCAAGCGCGGACCCAATTCGACGTTTTCGTCACAAAATACTCCGCTAGGTGTTTTTGTGCCACATACAACTACATAATACTTACCTGTTTTCAATAAACGAACTTGATTTACTTCTTCCATTTGTAAATAATCGTAGTCGATTTCTTCTAAATAAGAAGTAATGTGTTTCTCAAGAGAAGTGGTGTTTGTAGGATTCATTTTAAATAACGTTAGGAAATTTTCATTCAGACAACACAAAAAAAAACCATTCAATTTTTTAAAACTTGAAAGATGCAAATGATTTTTGGTAATATGTTCATAATCACGTTATAAGATTAACCATAACGAGAACGCATTTCTGAATAACTAAGTTGTCGCTCCTTACCATTTGCGTCTTTTTCTGTAAACATTGCCTTTACACCGGCTTGTATGCCTTCTTCCATCATGATCTTGGTAACATTTGCATTGTCTTTGTCCATATTTTTCGTTATTTCTTTTATTGAATTTTGTTCGTTTGTAGGTTTCTTGTTAGTTACATTATGTATTGTATTCATTAAATTGGCAAAACCCGTGCTATAGGTTTGTCTTCTTGGAGTAGAGGTTTTGGTTTGATTACTAGACATGGTTTACTTTTTTGTTTATTGATTGTTATGTAAAAAGCCTATCAATTTTCCTTAATACATTCTTTTAGTAGCTTCCTTTTTTCATGTAATATATGTGCATAGGACTCCATATGCACACGTGTGCTTTTTTCTTGGATCATTGATTCCAACAAGTTCTTTTCTTGCAAAGACAATTGTTTGAATACCTTTTGTTTTTCCATGAAATTATTAAACCGCGGACTTCCTATAAACTGTTGAAAATGGCTTTGTTTTGCTATATGTGTCGATTTAATTTGTTTAATGGAATGAATATAGTTCAACACATCAATCGTAGTTGAACAACTCATTACGTCTTGGGAAACAGTCGCTAAAATATATGTTTTGTTGGATGACTCAAAAGATTGTTTTAATATTTTTGTCAATTCACAGCGTCGATAAGGAATATATTCCTGTTTTTTTAATAAGGCGCGAATACATTCTTTTAGTGCAAAAAGGTTCTGGTTGATTTCACCGTTTTCATAATATTCCTTTCGCGTAGTGCAAATGGCTCGTTGTGCTTTTTCGCAACCTGCTAAATCCAAGATGCGTATGAATTTTCCTCTAAACTGTATTTGTATGATTAAATGCGAACGAGAGGAACGATCATTTTCACTGGAAATACCTACACGGCGACAGTCCGTAATCGTGTCCAGCATTTTGCGTATGGAGTGCTCGTCGATTAGTTGGATTTTGTCTAACTGACTCCACTGGAATTCGTTGTTTGCATTACTGCGCAAATATACTTGTTTGCGTTTTTGAAAGAGGTCATAGCATTTGTTATTGTAGATTTCCGCGACACATAACGATGTTTTTTCGCCGATTTCCAATAAATCGCACAAAAGAATGGACAAAAAACCGTGCTCTTTATTTGCACCCAAGAGGGTATGTGTTTTCCCTGATCCCGTTTGTCCGTATACATAAAACGTGACGTTTTTGTTGTCTCGCATGACGTCTTTGACGAGATGCATACCAAATTGTTTGTATATTTCAATGTTTCGTGTGTTTTCGTCGAAAATTTTTTGAAACCCGTATTGGATTTCGACTTGTTCATCGTGGGAATATTTTTTCTGGGTTTTTTGAACAACTATATTGTTGTTTTTGACGTAAATACACGATTCATTGTTTTTAAAATTTGGTTTAATACGACACATGATTTTAATAGAACTCATTATTGTTTGAAGTATGTTTATAAAAAAATAATGAATATGGGTGTCATATTTCTTTAATATGAAACATTACGCCCTTTCCGTTACAACACTCGAATGTGAAAGTGAATTTTTTGTTTACAAATAGATATGCGCTGAAATCTTCGGTATATTGGATCAAAACAAGGTCTTTCGAATCATGTGGTAGTTCATCATAATGAAACGAGAAAAAATTCGCTTTTATCTTGTGATTGTAATAAGGATACATTTGTTTCATTGCGAAAAAATCATATATTTTTGACCCAATATAATAAAAATTATTGATTAACTCTTTGGTTTGTAATGGGAAATTGCGTATAAAATGATTGATTTTACAATGGCGAATAATGTTGTCTTTTTCAAAGTCGAAAATATAGCGAACAATTTCAATAGGGAGTGTTGGTAAATGGATGCCTTGGTCTAATGTAAATAAGGTTAATACATAATAATAATCAATCGGTTGCATATATAATGAACCCACAAGTTATTTTGTTTTGAGGAAACGTGTAAATGTAGTTGTTTTTACTATTTTTAATGATAACTGAAACGGAATACGACTATAGGTTTTATTTTTCCAAACAAATGTTTGACTCATAAAAAGATTAAATAAAAAATTGTCTAATGATTCAAAAAGAACTAATTCTAAGTAATGAAGAAGATGCCTTAAAACACCAAACACTTATTGACAATGCTTATTTTACTTGGTTTTTTATCATAATAATAACTCATTTGAGAACCTTTTAATGTAAAGCCACATTTTTTATAAAATGGAATTTTATTATCAGCACAATCTAAAATACATTTGTAGCAACCTTTTTCTTCGCCATATTGTTTTAATTTCTCAATAATTTTACTACCAAGACCATAACCTTGATAATCCGGATGAACAACAATATCTTCTATATGACCAACAAAACCAAAATTATGAATAATTTTTGGTTCAATGAATATGGTACCCGTGCCAACTAATAAATGATTCGTAGAATTTTCAACAACAACAATATGATGATGCGCGTCTAGGCTATGAAAAAAAGTTTCAGCCTGATTAAAATTTTTACAATTTCGATATAATCCCGAAAGTAAATCAAAATATTGTTCATTAATATCAGTTAATTCTATTGGACGTATTAATAAATTATGTTTGTGCTCACTACTAGTGGTAAGACCCATAATAACATAATCATATAATTATATTTATGTTATTTCATATAAATATAGAATGGCTTCCTCTTCCATTCTATATAGTATTATATATATAGAATGACCAACCAGAATACGAGATCAAGGTCTCGCAAATCGAGTGCAGCGTCTACGAGGAAATCATTAAAGCAAAGCTCGGCTTCTCTTAAAAGACGAAGTGCATCCAAAAACCCGTCTCCGTCAATAAATAAATGCTCGATTTGTTTGGAGCCTTTAGGTAAAAAAAACATAGTTAGTACTGAATGCAAACATACGTTCCATAAAAAATGTCTGCAAATGTCGTGTCAAGCAAAGGAAATCTGTCCATTGTGTAGAAAAAATATAACACATACCTGCAAAAAAATAAAACCCTTTAATAGTGACGATATATTCTTGTATGTGCCATGGTATCAAAAGATCGATCCAAAAAACAAAGAAAAAGTTAACGAAATAATAAATCACCCGGAATTTGATCCAAATGTGATTGGCGAAGGAAATCGACCTTTAGTATCTATTTTAATAGAACAACATGAAAAAAGAGTACTCGATGAATTATTGGAAAAAAAAGGAAAAAAACTAAAAGTAGATGATGATATAATTAACGATTTAATTGTAAATAAACAAACCTATTATATTGAATTACTGAAAAAGAATAACAAAATACCAAAAAAATTCAATAAAGTGATTCGAGAATTGCTTTAATGTATACAAGTGTAACGTATACATTAAATTAGATTATAATAAAAATAAGAATGAATAAGCGACAGTTAAGATGCTTAGTTAGAGTAAGCAACACCAGCCATACCACTCATTACACGAAGAACGTTGTAGTTTGTAGCATAAACACGAACCTTAGCAGTAGCAGTACCACCAACAGTAGCGCTGGAAAGAACTAGTTGCAAAGTAGCGTTATCAATTCTGGAGAAGTTGCAGCTTCCAGAAGGTTGGTGTTCCTCAGGGCGAAGAGCGAAGGAGTAAACGTTGATACCAGCATCAGGGGTGTGTGTGTGGTGTTGGTAAGGTTGAACAACGTCGAAGTATGTACCTTCACGCTCGGAGAATCTGTCTTGGCCGTTAAGTTGCAACTTAGCGGTAACAACAGGGTTCTCACCCCAACAGTGCATATCCAAAGCTGTCTCAGAAAGAACGAATGTACCAGCGTCAGAAACGTAGGAACCGTCCAAAGTAGCACCAGCAGCAGCACCCATGGATTGGTCAGCACCGAATACGTTAGGAACAGCTCCCCACTGAACACCAGGCTCTTCACCTCCCATAGCACCAGGATCTTGGAAAAGACCAGCAGATGTGATGAAAGCATCAGTTCCGGATGTTTGCTCAGGTCCACCGAAAGCGTGAACAGCGTTAGGAAGAGCATCAATAGCATCGGTATAGTTGAAAGGTTGAGCACCCAAAGTCTTGTAAAGTGTTGTACCACCCTCCAAAGAAGCACAGTAGTCAACGTTAGCATCAGGTTGAACAACCCAGATCAATTCCTTACAAGGGTGGTTGAAGTTCAACTTGATCTTGTTGGAAGAAGAACCAACAGATTCATCACCGGTGAATTGAAGTTGCTCGATCAAATACTCGTGAGGGTTTTGAGCCATCTTTCTACGCTCGTCTGTGTCAAGGAAGACATAGTCGATGTAAAGAGAAGCAGCAACTAGGGATTGTTGGTAAGCAGCAGATACGGATTGAGATCCGGAACCAGCAGCAGCAGAAAGGGTCTTAACAGCCCACAAGCACTCACCAATAGGACGGAAGTCAATGTTGATCTTAACTTCGTGGTATTGAAGAGCGATCAAAGGAAGAGCAAGACCAGGGTTTCTGCAGAACCAGAAAAGAAGAGGAACATATAGAGTTGTCTCAGGAAGAGCGTTTCTAGGAGCACAAACTTGGCTTGGGCCACCAGCAGCAGCACAAGGTCCGCTGATGTTAGCGAAAGAAGGATCTGTGATGTATGTCAATTGTGTGGTGTTACCCATCATTTGGTGGTAACCCTTCTTTTGGTCCTCAGGAACAGTCAATTGGTTCCAGATGTGCATCCAGTCACCATATTGACGGTCGATTCTTTGACCACCGATCTCAACCTCAACTTGAGCAATCAATTGCTCACCAGGGAAATCCAACCAACGAGCGTAAACATCGTCGGAACCACCCATGGATTGGTTGATCTCAGGAAGAGTTACTTGCAAATATGTGCGGTAACAAAGATCACCGTTTCTGCTGATGGTACATGTTACACGGCGACCGAAGTCAGCTTGACCAGAGAAAGTTTGTTCAATTGACTCCATAGCGAAGTTTGTGTGGCGTCTGTAAGACACCTTCCAGAAGGTAATTTCAGGGGTTCCAGTAAGGAAAACATCTTGAGCGCCATAGGCGACTAGTTGCATAAGAGCTCCTGCCATTTTGGTATATTCTTAACTTAGAAAATAATTTCGGAGAAAACGCCATTTAATTCCTTTTTTCTCTAAATTATCTCCCGTCGAGCTACTTTTTTTGGAAAACCTACACAGCACTGTGAAAGCATAAAAATTCATTCTTTTCGTCGAAAAA